TATGTTAATGTCACCGTTTGTATCCGTACTGATAATAGTGTTACCATTAATGTTAATATTGTCAACGTCTAAATCACCTGTTATATTTGTTGTTGCTGTAATATTAACTGCACCAGTACCGTTTGGTGTAATGTTAATAGCACCATTAGTATCTGTACTGATAATAGTGTTACCGTCAATGTTAATATTGTCTACATCAAGGTCACCTGTAATATTAGCAGAACCTGTAACATTAAATACTGTAGAGGTAAATGTGGTAGAGGCAGTATCAANNGTTACAGCGGTAGAGGCATCAATGTCAACTGTGGGGGCTACAAGTTCCAGTTCAACATCGGCATCAATATCAAGTTGACCATCTGCACTTGATACAATTTTAAGTGCAGTATCACGGAAATACATATTGCCTTGCAGATACGCATCTTTGTAAAGCAAAGCTGATGTACCCAAGTCAAGTGTATTTGTTGTCTTTGGTTTAACTTCGGTGGCACTTACAACAAGGTCTTGTACTGGACCAACAACCGTGATTGGTGCGCCTTCTGCCGACGTGCCATCGTGGGTGTGGCCTGTCGAAGAGTTGAACGCAGCTTCTACGGCATCGAACTCACCATCGAGGTCGGAGGCATTGATGATGTTGCCGTCGGCTATGTTGTTGGAAGTGTCGTTACGAGTGTATCCTGTACCCATAATAAAAGTCCTTTTTTTCGGTTAGCGTCGCCCGTAGGTTCCATATTCAAAGGTTAAAGCGTCGAGGGAGTAGGGTGGGTTCGTCGATTCCGAGCTGAAAACCAACGATACGACAAACCCCGAACCTATCAGTTGGCTATCAAAAAGCCGTTGGATTGTGCCGCCATATTCCCCTGTTCCGTACTCTGCTTCCCCGTAGAAAGCGAGAGCATCCGCACCAGACGCATTGTTGAATGTTATAGTTGCAGGTTGAATAACATCCGCTTCTTCAAAATCATATTTCAAGGACACATTGGCTGTAAAACTGCCTTGTGGGTCCGTGTAAAGGAACATCTTGTAGAATGTCTTGCGAAGGCGGGGGTCGTTCACGGGGATGAAAGGAGTTGCAAAACTCGCAGTAATGTTCGCTCCGTCAAAACTGTTACCCGACTCCATTTGGTAAACGTATCCGTCATCGTGTCCGAAAACTACCACTTCTGTAGAAGCATTGTAGTTACTGTCCGCAACATACGCTCGTATACCTCTCAACTCTGCCCATTGAATGCCTTGTTCTGTTTGGGTTGCAAGAATTCCTCTGGCTGCGTCCGTAGTGATGTTCGCGTTGTATCCTAAGATACGGTATTGACTTTTTTCTCTTATGACAACACTTGCAAAAGACGTGTTTTGGCTTATGAGCCTGTTCGTTTCGGTTTGGATAGGCTTAGAGATAACTCCGATAGAGAAATCTCCGAACTTATCGGTTGTCGCAAGAGAACGTAATCCATCCGGCCCTAAGAATATAATGTCTCCGCCGACCTCTTGGATGGTATCTTCTTCGATACATCCCGTATCCATCGTCACGGGCTGCAACTGAAAGTCGGCAATTGTACTGCCAACCAAGCGAGAAATACGTCTCTCACTAAATATTATAAGCTGTTCTCGAAAAATAATCAAGCCCGTAATTGCATTTCCGACATTTATTGTTCCTGCGCCACTTGCTGCGGTAAAGTCGTTGTCGGTAAAAGGGGCTGTAAATGAAAGGTTCGAACCCTTTGAAAAGAACAGTTGATTCTTAAAGTTTACAACGTGGTTAGCCCCAACAACATCGATAGGAGCATCGTCGAGAACAGTAAAAGTTGTATCGTCATAGATAGCTGGAGCATTCGTCCCATCAACCATCACAATCTTTTCAGTACCGTCGAAGTTATAACGAGCAAACCGAAATTTGACTGTGCCATCCCTACTTGTCGAAAGAAACGTGATTGCGGCGTTGTCGGCAGGACTCGAATCTAAAGCAGGGTTGATAGAAAGAGTTGCTCCCCCAGAAGAAACGGTTGCGTCAGCCGTAACTGTGTAGACCAAATCAACCCCGGCAATCTTAAATACATCTCCAGCTTGGGGTGCTGCTGTCAAGCCGTCTACAACAAGGCTCGTTCCCGTCTGACTACCTCCATCTACAAGGACCGTGCCATAGTTGGGGACGTTGATGTGGGTAAAACCGCTTCCTGTCGTTTGAAATATCGAGTTGTTTCGAGAAACAATAACCGAATCTTCCCAACTTGCGATACCGTTTATTCTATAGTTCGAAGTGGTGCTGGTAAAGGTTACAGCAGCAGCATTTGTGGGGCTAGAGTCGAGGCTGGTTGTTAAGGTTAAGGTTGCTCTATTGTTCGTCGCATCGTAAGTAACGCCGCTCGTGTCGATTGTATAAGTTCCGGAGACACCTGCGATGGTAAAAGTATCACCATCTTCCGGAGTAGTGTGGATGTTTCCCAGCACGAGGGATGTTCCGGTTTGCCCAGAGCCGTGAACTACGGGCGCACCGTAGGGAGGAACGAGGTTGTCATCATACTTATCAAACCCTTCTATGCGCCGATACCCACCTTCAATAGATGGTTCAAAATTACGCAACACACGAGCCGAACCGGGTGCGTTAGCTCCGTGCTGCAAGGGAGATAGGTTGGTTATCAAACCGCCATTAAATTCGACGGCGTAGGTTTGCCAACGGTCAGGCATGTTAGGTTGCTCTCATGTAGATGTTTTCGTTGACAAGCAAAGTTCGCATTTGCTTGATACCATCGTCGAACTTCCGCTGGGATACGGATGCCATCTCTATATTATCGCGGAACATGTAGGCGTAGTACATAGCTCCGTCGACAATCACAAATCTAAAACGTTCAGGAACGCTCGGAACGTCACTATACAAGGACAAGTCAACAGGAAAGGTAAAGTATTCAAAGTCAACTTGATAGGCTTTGTCCGGCATCGGAACGATACCATATTCGTTGTTTTGGGTGCGAAACACGTATTCCGGAGCCGCTCCCTTAGTCGTGTCAGTTTCGTCCTCTTGGTCTATATACCTGTCAACGTATTCGTCGTAGCTCAACTGCTTGAGGCGAACTGCCCTGCCCAAATCGAGGGTGGTATCCCTGCGAACCCGGAAGGTATCGAAGTCAACATATTTGGCTTCTCCCGGAATAGCATATCTCGTAATCCCCGCTTCGAGAGTCTGTTCTTGGGTGTTGTGATTGAAAGGCCACCCAAAATGTGCTTGGTTGATGTGACGGATGGAGGAGTTGACAGCTTCTTTGATTGCAGAGTAAAATCCGGTGGCTGTAGCAAAGTTGCTTGATGTCAACTGGGTTTCGTTTAAGCGAACCGCAACATCGTTCGATAATCCAAGAAAGTTGTATGCCATGTCTATCTATCCCGAACTTTAAGTTTGATGGAGCGTTTGGCTGTGCTACCTGTGCTGTCGATGATTGTGCAGAAGAAGGTGTACTCTCGATTAGCCACTCCACCACCTATATTAATTGTAGCAACCGTGTTGGTATTGGTTTGACTTACATTCTGGATGCTGTCAGTGGTTGCTGAAGCGGAAGCAGTTGTCAAGGTTTGGCCCGATGCAAGAGTTGTTTCTGTGTCGTACACAGAAGTTTTGACGGACCACGTTACAGATGAGATTGTTGCCGACTCCAAAAAGCGAGACCAATCTACGCTGTAGTCGAGAGTTTCATCAGGGTCTTTGAAAGGCCAGCGAAAAGACATGTTATCTTACTCCACAAGTACGGTTCGTTCAGCAGAGGACGTTCCGCGATGTATTTCTACGTTTCTGTTTTCGAACGGAACTTCGACAGTTCGCGTCGAAACGGTTCCGATATCATCGATAAGCACCACTCTAAATTCCGATGTAACGTGGATGGTTCGGTCGAAGGTGGTCATAGGTCAGGCTGCTCTTGGTATGAGGACGGTTCTACGGGGGCTATATTGTTCGCGAACTGCGTAGAAATCAAAGACGACGGCGGTGGTTGTAACGGTTCCGGCTGTTCCGGTAGATGCAGCACTACCTAATGCTTCGAGGACGTTTACCGTGAGACTGCCAACTGCACCTGTAGCACTTACACTGTTTAATACTTCAGTGGGCTTTTCTTCAAGTGCATTGACAGTGCCTGTAGCTTGAACACCTGTCAGTGTTACTGTGTTGCTATGCTCTAAGGTTCCTATCGAACCTGTTGCACTTACACTACCAAGTATTTCGGCGATGTTAACTTGGACAGTGTTTACAGAGCCTGTAGCACTTACGCTATTCAAAGCCTCTGTTGGCTTTTCTTCTACGGTGTTTACAGCACCTGTGCCTTGAACCCCGTCAACAACAATTAAAGAATTTGCATGTGGGATAATATCGTTTGCAGAACCTGTTGCGCTAACACTGCCTAGAACTTCTGCAACATTGACTTGTACTGTATTGACAGCACTTGTTCCTGCAACACCAGCCGAAATAACTTCACCGATGTCAATTTCAAATCCACCAGCAACTACGGGAGCTATCGTACCTGTTGCGGTTACACTGTTCAGGATTTCTGTTATGTTTACCTGAACGGTTCCGGCAGAAGCTGTGGCAGTGGCTTGGTCAAGGTTGCTTACAATAACCTTGCCATACCTAGCTGTTCCGTAGACACCTACTCCGTAAACAGCAGCATTTACGGTAACAGCC